TAAAGAAAGGGGTATTGGAGCAAAGATAACTGACCTATTTAGAACAAAAGAAGCAAAGCAAAGATCAATAGATGTAGCACGTGCGAAAGTAGGCGGCGGTACAAATACAGGACCAGGAACTGCTTCTAATAAAGGCTTAATAGACTCTTTTAAAGAAAGTAAACTAGGACAAGGTTTATCAGGAGCATTGGGCGGCCTAGTTGCAGGCGCTAAAGCAGCTATGGGCCCGATAAAAGAATTAGGTAATCAAATGAAAGCGGGATTAACAGCTTCTTTAGCAGGAGCAGCTAACCTACTTACTGGTCAAGATTACGGAATGGGCGGCGGTAAAGCTAGCGCATCCGGTGCAACTAGTATTTTAGGCGGTTTAAGTAGCATGTTAAAGACAATTCCGCTTGTAGGAGGTATTCTAGGAGGATTAGTAGATGGTTTTAAAGCAATGCTTGATGCCGTTTTAGGTATAGAACAAGCAAATTTTAGAGTAGGTAGAGCTTTAAATATCTCAGCTGAAGCAGCTGATGATATGAGAAAGCAATTCGACGGTATTGCAGCAGCTAGTGATAACATAGTAGTTAACTCTACAAGAATGTTACAGTCTCAAGTCGAGATTAGTAAGCAATTAGGTACAAATAAACAGTTAAGTGCTGATATACTAGTAAACGACGTTAAGTTAAGAGATATTCTAGGGTTAGAAGCAGAATCAAGACAGCAGATTGCTGAATCATCTATTGTAACGGGTAGAAATGCAACTAAGCTAACACAGAGCGTAATAGGCACAGTAGGTGCATTTAATAAATTAGTAGGAACTAGTTTTAAGTTCAATGATATTATAGGAGAGGCTTCAAAGATGAGTGGCGTAATGGGACTAACATTTGCTAAGTATCCAGAAAAGCTTACTAAAGCTCTACTATCAGTAAAAACACTTGGATTTGAATTAAAGCAGCTAGACAGTACAGCAGAAAGTTTTTTAGACTTTGAAGGAAGTATTTCTAAAGAGATGGAAGCACAAGTCTTGACAGGTAAAGATATGAACCTTACAGCTGCAAGAGAGGCTGCTCTAAATAACGATAATGCAAAGCTTGCATCGGAGATAACTAAGAATATAGGTGATGCAAATACCTACTTGAAGATGAATAGGATTCAACAAGAGGCAATTGCACAGTCTGTTGGTTTATCAAGAGATAGTCTTGCAGATATTCTAAAGAAACAGACATTATACTCTAAGCTAGGTGCTACAGACGTAACTACTTTTAATAAAAAAATAGAGTTATTAGAAAAGCAAGGTAAGACACAAGAGCAAATTAGTGCTATGATAGGTAAAGATGCCTATAATACCTACACACAAGTAAGTACAGCAGAGAAGTTATCTGAAGTAATGGAAAGAATTAAAAAGACCTTTGTAGATTTCCTAAGAAATTCAGGTCTATTTGAATTTATTACTGATCCAGTAAAAATTAATAACTTTATTAAAGGAATGGCTGATAAGCTTGCAAGTACAATTAATATGATTGGTGAAATCATAGCTATGATGCTTGACGGAGTAGGGAGTTTACCTTTTACTGATAAAGAAAAGTGGTCAGGAATGGCCGCTCAAGTTAGATCTGGTGCTGGCGGATTAGCAGGAAGTATTAGATCTTCTACAGATTCTCTAGGCGGTACTCCTGCTGGTTCTATTAGCGGTAATGTTGAAAAAGGATCGAAGCAGCAAGGTAGTAATGTTGCCGGTACATATAACAGTAACCAAAGCAGTAATCAACCTATAGAACTCGTTGTATACACTACAGTAGACGGAGAAGTTATAGCTAAATCTGCTTCGAAGTATAATCCAAACGTTTACGGTCAAAATACAAGATAAAACATGTCAGTATTAAATCAAATAAAAAACTCACAGCTAAGTAAGCAAGGTAGAACTAACACTACAGGGCAGTTTGAAGGAACTCCTCAAAATGTAACAACTGTTGTAAGAGGCTCTTCTGTTCCATTAGCTTCTTCTGTAATTCCTGTAAGTCAAAATCCAATAGATGTTACTTACGGCGCAAAACCGCAACCTACCTACTTAGATTATTTAAAAGCTTCTAATAAATCTTAAGATGCCATTAATTAACTTTAAGACAAACTTTACTAACCTGAGATTTGGACTAGATCAACCAGGAGGCGGTGATAGCGGTCAGCCATTCATTCAGAATCCTATTGAAGATGCTAATACCCCTACGGATATTAAGAACTTTTATGAGCTTAATAGAACTAGTTTAGATTTTCCAATAAGAGGGGGAGCGATAAGCTCTCTAGTAAATGGAAGCTATACAACACAAGCTGCTATTATTGATGCTGACCGTATTAAGAAGTTTTTTAACTCTTCACCACGCGGTACTGCTTTTATTGAAAAACAAAGAGGATTACAGTTAAGTAATCCTAGAACTCAAGTACCTAACTCTTTACAATTTACAGGCTTTTCTTTGAGAAATGCCGTAATACCTGTAACGCAGGTTTATAATCCTAATAATACTCTTGCACAAGTAGGGGTTCAAGGAACAGGCGCGCATTTTAATAGACACGGAGTAAATCCTAATCTGTACGAATCAGTTAGACAGACCTACCAGTACGTTGCAGGTAATCCTGAAAATAATACAGAAGTTACTAACAGACTAGCTATCTTACGAGCTTTAAAATTAATTGGAAATACAAATTTTCTTATAAATTCAGATACAGTAAACGGTATCGGAATCGATCCTACGTTAGTAGATAGACTAGGTATCTCCACAATACAGAATCAGTTATTTAATTACCCAGGAGGTCCTGGCTCAAATTACGGAATCGGCTTTACGAGAATTTTTAGAGCAACAAACACAGATATTACTAGGTTAAGCCAAGTCAATCCTGATCCTCTATTCATGTCTAATGGAAAGATAGGGCAACCTTACTCTACTATAGCATTTACATACCAACAAATTGCCGAACAGAACACTAGGGAAGCAGGAAACTCTCCTGTTCAAGCTAAAATTAGAGATTTTAGAGATAGTCTTCCGTTAGGGTCCCCTAGATCAGATTATAACTTAAATAGTTTGGTTAATAGATTAAAAGTCGGTAGTCCAGGAGCGCCTAATTCTAGAATAAATTATACTGACTATGGTACTAGAGTAGGCGAAGATACTTTAAACCTACTAAACCCTTTTTATTTTGATCCAACTCAAACAGATCCTTGGGCTGTAGATCAAAAAGAGAGTAAAGATATTATTAAGTTTGCTTTTGAGTGTATTGATAACAATAACCCTGCTTTTTCTGTAGCTTTAATTTTTAGAGCTTTCTTAGAAGGACAAATCAGCGATTCGAATACTGCAGAGTATAATACCTTTAAGTATTTAGGTAGAGGCGAAACCTTTAGAACTTATCAAGGATTTGAGAGAAGTATTAGCTTCAGTTTTAAAATGTACGCACAGAGTAGACAAGAAATGCAACCGATGTACCAAAGACTAAATCAACTTATCTCTCAAGTATATCCAGATTACTCTCCCGAATATAACTTAATGCGTGGAAATGTTGTTAAATTGACAATAGGAGATTATATTTATAGAATGCCGGGATTTTTAGATAATGTAAATGTAACTATTGATAACAGTAATACACCTTGGGAGATTGCATTACAAGAATTCGACGAAAGAGACGTAAGACAATTGCCGCATATGGTTACAGTGCAGTGTAGCTTTAAACCTATTATGGACATACTACCAAGAAAGCAAGATTATACTAATCCATTTGTACCATTAATAGCAAATAAAGATCGTTACCTAGATCCGACTTTAATAGATCCACTTATACCAGACGCTCTACTTACAGCAGAGCAAGAAACTCTTATAAGTAATCCTAGTACAACCTCAACAGATCAGTTTTACGCTTAATTATAGTACCCTATGCAATCAAGATATCAAAATATACCGACTACTAAGTTAAACGTAACAGGAAGTACCTATTATGAAACTAATACATACCCTGAAATACAGCCAACCAATAACGACTATTACGTTATTACAACTGTAGAGGATAGATTAGATTTAATAGCTCTTGATTTCTACCAAGACTCAAGTCTATGGTGGGTTATTGCCTCAGCAAACGCATTACCGGGCGATTCTATATACCCTCCTATCGGTATTCAACTAAGAATTCCAACCAATATACAGTCAATTCTAAGTAATTATAATTTAGTAAATAATGGATATTAATAGTAACGTAAAGTTATCTAATGTTATAGGTGCTCCGTTTAGCAGTTATGTACTATTACAGCTCTATCAAAGAGCTGCACAAAATAGTACAGTTAATAGATCAAACGAAGATGTTTTATTTTTAGCTAATAAAGCAGGATGGGCACGTCTTGTATCTTCTGTAAATATTCAATTACAGCCAACCTCTAATATACTTAAATTATCAGATAAAGATTATCAAACTTACTACGGACGCTTCAATTTAAATTCTACATTACCTTATAATGCTCCAGATTCCTTAGCAAAGAACTGGATCCTCGAAGCAGGTACTTCTATACAGAATGGAAACGGGATTAATTTAAGAGCCGGTATCGGACCTGATGGTGCATACGGACTAGGAGGTACACAAGAATTAGGGTATAGACCGTTACCAGGATTAACAGGAGTAACAATAGAAACTACAGGACGTTTAGGTTCTCTAAGACAAGCAAATATTCAGTTTAAAGTTTGGAATATGAACCAACTTAACGTAATAGAAGCTTTGTACTTTAGACTAGGTTATTCTATGCTACTTGAATGGGGGCATACACAGTATTTTGAGAACGATGGAAATTTTCAACGTAATGCATTTGGAATTGACGATCCGTTCATAGAGGGAAAAAGAAAAGAACAGATACAGCAAGATATTGCAAAAAGATCAAGAAATACTTTCGGTAATTACGACGGGATGTTAGGTATAGTTTCTAACTTTAACTGGTCTATGAACCAAGATGGAGGTTTTGACTGTACTGTTAAGTTGGTAGGACTAGGCTCGGTAATGGATTCTATGAGGATTAATCAAGCTTACAAGCTACCAGACGGCTTATTAAAGCAGTATAAAAAAAATAAAGACGCTCTAAACGCGTTTTATCAAGCTCAGATAGATGCACTAAATGAAATAGTTAACAACGCGAAGAATCCTACAGAAGGACAGCCTAAAATACTTCTCCCTGTACCAAGTACTTTATCGGAGTTATCTACCGTATCCTCTACTTATGATAGTAATTACAATACTTTCTTTACTTCTAATAATGCTTACTATAAAGCTTCTGAGCCTGGACAGACTATAAACGATACTGCTACCTTAACTCCAGACTTCTACTATATCCCCGTAGGAAAATCAGGAGAAGATACTCCGACTTTTATAGGCGACTTAAAAGCTAAGTACGGAGGTTTATACAAAACCCTGACCGCAGGAAGCTCCCCCGGTAATTTTAAGTTTTTTAGTTTTATTCCAGATAATTCTAAAAATGTTACTATTAATACCGCTGCTTTAGATGATTGGGCAAAAGCTTACTTAGCTGCACTTACTAGCCCTTATCAAAAACCTACTAATACAAACTACCGATATCCGGTACAGTTTATATTTGACAGTCAAACAGCTAGTTCAGTTAACGGAGTAAATCAATTTAGTCGTTTAACAAATAATACAGAAGCTCAATTTAACCTTATACTACAAAACGGTACTCGATCTCTTCCTACTAGTGTTGGTGATAAAACATTCTACTTTAAAATAGGATATTCCTTAATCTCTCCTAATTCACAGCAATTCTATCCTACACAAGGTCAAATTGTAGATGCTTTAGGTACTTGGTTTGACGGACTTAATACTAGTACGTATGTAGCAAATAATTCTAGAACAATTAATAATGTAACTTTTAACCCTAAAGGAAGCGGTACTAGTAGAGAACTTATTATTAAAGGTACGAGCGATGTAGTATTAAAAGACGTGGCTATAAAAACAAATGCTACCGTACAATCAAATCAAGATGTTGTTATTAGGTTTACTTTTGAAACCAACGATACTGGATTACTGTTAAATGGCGAAGCTGCTACTCAAATAGGTAATGTTACAGCGGCAGTAGCTCAGACTGCTAATGCAGGAGATACTAACGGAGCTATTAATCAAGCTACTGCACCACAAGATGAAGCTGCTGAAGGATTTGCATCAGCATTACAGGCGATGCTAACTGTCGTACAGGCAGAAGCACAGCTTAAAATAGCTAAATCAACTAATCAAGGAATTACAGTCTCTATTTTAGAGTTAACTAAAAAGTTTTTTCAAGACGGGATAATGAACGGGGTTTTAGACAATAATAATATACCTGCATCAATTTTAAATCTCCAAGAAAAAGATTTTTTAGTTGCATATGCATCAAGAGGGTTTAATAGTAGTTTAATGATTGATCCGTCTTTGTATGACACTATTCCTAAAGTAGACTTTACTAAATTGTGTAATGCATTTGCATTTGCATATGGACAGGGAGGAGAAGACGGAACTACTAGTCAATTATATTCTCCTACGTATATTTCATTTGGATACTTGCTTGCTTTTTTAAACAACATGTGCTTAATTTACGATTCACCCGATAAAGCATTACCTACAAATAATAACGTAACAACAGGTACTCCAAAACGACCTTACGTTTATATTGATTTTAATCCAGAGACGAATTTTTGCTTAACTTCCCCTCAACAACTTTCTGTTGATCCTTTGACCTGCTTAATACCATTACAGGCTACAAAAGCTCAATACGAAAGTATTTTTCCTCAAAACATAGTTAAAAACTGGCAAGGAACTAATAAAGCAACTCCTATTTTTGATCCAGCAGGCAAGTTTAACGGAGTATCAACAGTAATAAATAAAGCAGGATTTCCTTATAAAACACAAACAAACGCATATCAGGGTAGAGTAATGGATATCTTACTAAACATAGACTACTTATTAAATCTTGTAAAGAATTCTGCAGGATCAGATGCAGAACATGCTGTTAAGCTAGAACCTTTTTTACAGCAAATTCTAACAGATATTAATAAAGCTTTAGGTAATACAAATGCTTTTAGAGCAGCTTATAGGGACGATTCAAATACAGTTCAAATTCAAGATGATCAGTGGGTACCTAGTCTAAATGGAACTGAAGCTTCTATGTTAAATGCACAGGAGTATAAATCTAAGTTAGGAGAAGGTAAAGATAGAAAAATTGCAGGTCTACTACCTATATCTAAAGATCCACAGGAACTACCTGTAGCAGGTAACTTAGGCTTAGCAAGACAATTCCAGTTAAGGTCTGTAATGACTACCAAGCTTGCAAGTATGATAGCAATATCAGCACAAGCAAATACAGGATCTGTAAATGCAACTGATCATTCTTCCTTAAGCTACTTAAATGAAAACTTTCAAGATAGATATAAACCCTATATACAAGATGCTTCTAACGGAGAGTCTGGTAACAATACTAATTCTAAAAACTCATCAGGTAATGCAGAGTCGAATGACCAAAAAGCAGCTGAATTGTTTAATGACCACATTATAAACATATATTCTAACTTTAAGTTAAATACAGATAGAATTAGCCTTGCTAAGAACTACTATATCGAGAGAATGTCTAAAGTTAAATCTGGCGATCCGATTGTATCAGCAGCACCTTTTATTCCTGCTGAATTAGAAATGACCTTAGACGGTATTAGCGGTATTATAATGGGTAATGCCTTTACTATTCCACAGGATAGGTTACCTCTTTCTCTAAGAGGAAAAGACGGTCTTGCGAAAATAGCCTTTATTGTAACCGGTTTAACGCATACAATTCAAAGTAATGAATGGTTAACTAAGATTAAAGGTCAAATGATTAAGCTAAGAGAAAGTACTAAACAAGTAACCGCCGCTGCTCTTGTAGGAGATATACAAAAGCAAGTAATACAGGCATCAACTAGTGGGAACTCAACTGGAAATGTAAATAGCTTTATAATAAACAAACCTTGGAGCGCTGCCTTTATAAGCTACGTAATGAAAGCAGCAGGAGTAAGTAATTTCCCTTTCAATGCCAGTCATGCTCTTTATGCTCAAGCTTTAAGACTAAACAATAACGGATTCCAAGTCTTAGATCCTGCTAACACTATTTTACAGGTAGGAGATTTAGTAGTAGCAAATAGAGCATCAAATAATCTCACTTTTAGAACTAAGACTTGGTCTGGAGACAGTCATGGAGATATTATAAGTAGTATAAGCGGTAATGTAGCTGTAGGAATTGGAGGCAATGTTAGCCAATCTGTATCTATAAAGAGCATCGGACTTACTGGCGGTAAGTTAGGTAAGTCTGATTACTTTGTAGTTCTCAGGCCGCCTCAAAATGACGTAAGTAACATAGTAAGTGTCGCAGTAACACAATATAAGTTATGGAGAACAAATCAGTGGACAGAGTTAACACCTGCAGCTCTACCTGCTTTGAGAGAATATTATAAAACGGTAGGGTTAAATCTATAAAGTATGCCATTAAAATATTTCCCATTAACTAGAATAATTTCAAATAAGTATACAAGAGGAGGAGAATATGTAACTCCCGATGGAAAACCTTATACTGGAAGATACTATACTACTTATAATGATACTAGTTTTACCGGTATTAATCCCGTACTCGGACAGAATCTAAGATTAACTCCAGTAGCACAGTTGTCTAACGCAAGTAGAGGAGTAGGAGCTAATGCTACGAGCATTTTTGCTTATACTGAAACTCAAAGATCGGCTTTAGAGACAGTTAATACTAATGCTGAATTGACTTCATTAAGTCCTTACTACCCTATACCCTTAGATTCAGACTATACACGAGGATACTTTACAAGGTACTTCGCTAAGAACGTAAGCGGCCCTGGTTTTATTATTGAAATATCACAACTTGATTGGACTAAAATTCAAGACGGTAATGTAAGTGATACCGTACTAGGGTATGAAACTACTAGCATGCTATGGCAATTGACTGGACCATTGAATGATACAAGAATTTCCCAATACCAAATTCAAGGAGGAGTCTTTACCACTAATAAACGTGTAACAGAAGCTAAGCAGAAAAGTTTTAGAGGTATTATAGAGTATATTGGAGGAGATTATACTAAATTTGCAAAAATAACAAGCACATCAGTTGCTACTTCGGGTAGTATATAGTATATTTACTGTAAATAAAAGTTATGTATTTCATTATTGAGACAGTAGAGCAGCTTTCCCAGTTGCCTAGACCAGAAAAGTGCTTTATTGAGTTAATGTCAATGTCTGAACATACTCATCCAACTTTAACTACACCATGCGTCTTATACTATAATGACTTTGAGAAAGGATACATTATTCCAATCAATCATTCAGAAGCTTTCTCTCTTACTACCATTCAAATAGAGGACTTTTTAAAGGAAATTCCTAAAGTTTATATTTTAGATAAAAAGTGGCATTCCTATTACTTAGATTTACCTAATTCAATCGACCTATACTTTACTGTTCTAGACGTAGAGGGTAAGATACAGGATTTTCAATGCTATACACCAGTACATTTAGACTTTTACGAAAAGCTTAAATACTCTCCACAAGTAAATACCCTCATTCCAATTTCAAAACACTACGAAAGATGTGAATGTATGTTTGAAATGGTTAAAGACTATGTAGGAAAGGAGTCAAATACTGAATGGCAAGACAAATACACGGAGGTATATAAATGGGTAGAAGAGCAGGGAATCTTAGTAGATGAAAAGCTCTTTGATAAGTACTTTGAAACTCCTTGGAAAGGGAGATCTCTACAGGATAATAGGGTTTATTCAAGTTATAACCTATATAACATTACTTCACGTCCGACTAATGCATTTAATAGTATAAATTTTCTTGCTTTTAATAAAGAAAACGGTTCTAGAACGGCTTTTATACCGCAAAACGACGCTTTTGTAGAGTTTGACTTCGATGGATATCATATAAGATTAATTGCTGATGCAATGCATACTGATATTCCACAGAATCAATCAATTCACGAGTATTTAGGTAAGCAGTATTTTAATAAAGAGGAATTGACACCTGAAGAATACCAAGAAGCTAAGAAAATTACTTTTAGACAGATGTATAACGGGGTAGAAGAAGAGTATTTGTATATTGAATTCTTCGAAGACGTATATCATACAGTAAGAGCTATGTGGACTACCTATACAAGTAACGGTTTTTTAGAGTTACCAAACGGTAGAAAACTTATCCAAGAAAATGCTAATCCTCAAAAGCTATTTAACTACTATATTCAGTGCCTAGAAACGGTAAATAACGTAAAAAAGCTAGATAAGCTAAAAGATTACCTAAAAGACAAGCAAAGTAAAGTCCTCTTAGTTGTATATGATTCAATACTAATTGACTATGCAGTATCAGACGGAAAAGGTACATTATCTCACATTAAAGATATATTGGAAGAGGGCGGATATAAGGTTAAAGCTAAAAAAGGCGATAACTATAACTTTTAACACTAAGAACCAACTATTTATTATGGAATTTATACAGTTAACACAAGATCAATTGAAGAATAAGTTATTTTGCACATTCTCTCCTAAAAGCAAGTTGGAAGAGGTTTTAGATACGATTAAATCCGAATATGTTATCATGTACGATAAGATATTTGTATTGGAATCTGAAGATTCTGACGAGTTTTTGTGCACCTATAATATTGAGGTTCAAAGTACCAATACAAGAGTACTTCCAAATACGATACTTTTACATAGAAAGAAGGAAACTAATACGTTATACACGATTAACAGTTTAAACCTTCTAATTAAATCCCTAAACGAGGGAATCTTAGACACGTCCTTTAGAGTAGAATGGCAAAATTACAGAAACACTGTATTGCTTACTCAAGGCGATGATCTTAGAAAACTTTCTACAAAAATCCACAAAATAGTTAACTTATAAGTTGCTAATTCGGATCTTTCTTCTTACATTTCCTTATAGAGTAAATTTTTAAACTAAAACAATAAGTTATGGCAATGGACCTATCTGCGATTAAGTCGAAACTTAGTTCGCTACAAAACCAGAAGTCAGGCGGTCAAAAAAGAGACATGTCTTTGATCTTATGGAAGCCTACACCAGGCAAACACTTCGTTCGTATCGTTCCAGCTACATGGGACAGATCAAATCCTTTTAAAGAGGTATTAGTACATTACGGTATTGGTAACCGTACAATGATTTCATTAGTTAACTTTGGTGAAAAAGATCCGATTGTTGAGTTCGCTAAGCAATTAGCTACAGCAGGCGATAAAGAAAACTGGGTTATGTCTAAGAAATTAGAACCAAAGATGCGTGTATTTGCTCCTGTCATCGTTAGAGGTGAAGAAGAGAAAGGTGTACGTTTATGGGAGTTCGGTAAGCAAGTATATGCCGAGTTATTATCATTAGCTGACGATCCAGATGTAGGTGATTACACAGATGTAATCGATGGTCGTGATATTACGATTGAAACTACTGATGCAGCAACTAATGGTACTGGTTATAATCAATCTAAAGTACGTGTTCGTACTAAAACCACTCCTCTATCAGAAGATGCTAAAGAAGTCGAGAAGTGGTTAAATACTCAACCAGAAGCATTTACTATCTTTAAGAAGTATTCTTATGACGAAATGAAAGAATCTCTGTTAAGTTGGTTACACCCTGAAGCAGCTACTGACGAACCAGCCGTACCTGCAGCACCTGTAGTAGAAGCATCAACTCCTGCTAATAAACCAGCTTCGTTTGCTTTAAATACAAAACCTAAAGCAAGTATTGACGACGAGTTTGACGAATTATTTAAATAAACAAATACATGGCAAAAGGAACTAAAGCTTCTCTTAATGAGAGTATAGCTGGTGCCCTAAAGGGTACTTTTAATCTAGATAGCTTCAAAGAAGCAAAGAACTTATCTAGTACATCGATTAAGATGAAAGAACAAAAATGGATACCTTTGTCAAAAGCCTTTCAAGACTGTTTATCTATACCTGGCATCCCACAAGGCCATATTACACTACTCCGCGGTCATTCTGACACCGGTAAAACAACAGCTCTACTAGAAGCAGCAGTAAGCGCCCAGAAAATGGGCGTCTTACCTGTTTTTATTGTTACTGAGATGAAGTGGAATTGGGAACATGCTAGGTTAATGGGATTAGAGTATGAAGAAGTAGCTGATGAGAATGGAGTAGTTAAAGATTACAAAGGATTTTTCTTGTATATTGATAGAGAAAGATTAAATAGTATTGAAGACGTAGGTGCATTTATTGCAGACCTGTTAGACGAACAGAAAAACGGTAAACTACCTTACGACTTATTATTTTTATGGGATTCAGTAGGTAGTATACCTTGTGAAATGTCTATAACATCTAATAAGAATAATAACGAGTGGAATGCAGGTGCTATGTCTAAGACATTTGGTAACTTTATTAACCAAAAAATCGTATTATCACGTAAAGAGAGTCAACCCTATACCAACTCAATGCTAGCAGTTAATAAAATCTGGGTAGCTAAAGCAGAAAACATCATGGCACAGCCTAAGATGAAAAATAAAGGGGGAGATACGATGTATTTTGATTCTTCGTTAATTGTTACTTTCGGTAACGTTACTAGTTCAGGTACAAATAAGATCAAAGCCACTAAAAACGGTAAGGATGTAGAGTTTGCAAAGCGTACTAAAGTTAGTTGTGATAAGAATCACGTTAACGATGTTACTTCTGCCGGTAGAGTTATTATGACTGCACACGGTTTTATTGACGATACTAAGCAAGCTATTGATGCTTATAAGAAAGAATACTCAAAAGGCTGGTTAAAGACTTTAGGTACCACTGACTTTGATGTAATAATAGAAACCGACGACGACAGTAAGGATATTTTTGACGCTTCAGAAGAATAATAACATGAATACAGACTATAGAAAAATGTTTACGGAAATGGAAAATGAACCGGTAACGACCCTGCATAAAGATAGCAGGGTTCTTATTGTGGATTCGTTAAATACGTTTTTACGTAGTTTTGTAGCAATACATCACGTAAATCCAGCAGGTAACCACGTAGGAGGACTAGGAGGTTTTTTAAAATCAGTCGGTGCTGTGATAAAACAAATACAACCTACAAGGGTTATTTTAGTTTTTGACGGTGTTGGTGGTTCAACAAATAAAAGATATCTTTACCCGGAGTATAAAGCTAATAGACATATTACTAAAATATCAAACTGGGATGCATTCGATAATCAAGAAGAAGAATCTGAGTCTATTACAAATCAAATCTTACGTTTAGTTTCTTATTTAAAATGTCTACCTGTTGATTTAATTGCAGTAGATAAAATTGAAGCAGATGACGTAATTGGATATCTTGCAACTAGGTTTCCCGAAAAGGTAACTATACTATCTACTGATCAAGATTACTTACAACTCGTATCAGATAAAATATCTGTTTATTCACCAGTTAAGAAGGTAATCTACGACCCGGCTAGAGTAGTAAAAGAGTACGGAATTACACCTCAAAACTTTTTAGTAGGTAAAGTTATACTAGGAGATAAAGGCGATAATGTACCCGGGGTAAAAGGTATTGGTGTAAAGACATTAATAAAGCTTTTTCCTCAATTAAAAGAAGAAGAAAAGTTTAGGTTAGTAGTTTTACTAGAACATGCTAAGCAAAATATAGCAAAAAGTAAGCATTATGGTGATATACTTAACTACAGCTACCAATTAGATATAAACAGGAAGTTAATGGATTTACATAATCCAAATATACCTCAAGAAGATAAGGTTACAATAGATCATCTATTAAATAACCCGAATAATGAATACGATCCTACTAGGTTTGTAAAGTTATATAACGAAGACTTGTTAGGTAAAACTTTACTTAGTCCTCAAATATGGTTAAGTGAAACTTTTGCAAAATTAACACAGTATAAGTTGAAAGATCAAGAATAGTTTACTACATTAAAGAATAAAGAGAATTAGTTATGGCAGTTTTAAATCAGTTGAATCAATACGGAGTAGGCTTTCAGGTAAAGGTGATGTCGAGCTTACTAAAGCATAAAGAATTTTTACAGAATATACATGATATATTAGAAGAGGAGTATTTTGATAATCCTGCACATAAATGGATTGTAGAGGAGATTTTAAAGTACCATTATAAGTACCATACTACACCTTCTTTAGACGCATTACAGGTAGAGGTTAAAAAAATTGATAATGAGGTATTAAAAGTATCTGTTATTGAGCAATTAAAAGAAGCTTATAAAGCATCTAACGAAGATCAGGAGTACGTAGAGCAGGAGTTTGCTAACTTCTGTAAAAATCAGCAGTTAAAAAAAGCATTACTATCTTCTGGTGATTTATTAGAAAAAGGACAATACGATGACATTAGATACTTAATCGATTCAGCATTAAAAGCCGGTATGGATAAAAACCTAGGTCATGAATACGAAAAAGATACTGAAACTCGTTATAGAGCAGAAGATAGAAATCCTATACCAACACCTTGGCCTCATGTTAATGACTTATTACAGGGAGGATTAGGAGCTGGTGATGTAGGAATTATTTTCGGTAATCCTGGCGGAGGTAAGAGCTGGATGCTAACTGCATTAGGTGCTATGCCTGTATCATTAGGTTATACTGTAGCTCACTATACCTTAGAATTATCAGAAGGATATATGGGTAGAAGATATGATGCTACCTTTACAGGATTAAAAGTACAAGAATTAGGTTTACACAGACAGGAAGTTAATGAAATGATTGAGAAACTTAAAGGCAAGTTGATTATTAAAGAATTCTCAATGGGTAAAGCATCTATAGCAAGCATAGAATCTCATATTCAGAAAATGACCGACCTTGGAACTCGACCAGATTTAATTATCATCGACTACGTAGATTTATTAAAATCTAAACGTAAATCTATTGATAGGAAGGATGAAATCGACGATATTTATATCTCCACTAAGGCCTTAGCAAGGGACCTCAAACTTCCAATTTGGACTGTATCTCAGGTTAATAGAGCAGGTGCAAAAGACGATGTAATTGAAGGAGATAAAGCAGCAGGTTCGTATAATAAAGTTATGATTGCCGATTTTGCAATGTCTCTATCGAGAAAGCGTCTAGATAAGATGAACGGTACTGGAAGAGCACATATTATGAAGAATCGATATGGCGGTGATGGAATGACCTACCCGATGAAAATTAACACTGAAAACGGTAATATAGAGATTTTAAATAGAGAGATGGAAGAAGGGGAATTTACGGTAGAAAATGGTACTCAAGGACCTAAGGCTCCTACTACTAATTTTAGCGCAGAAGAGAGAAATTATTTACAGCAAAGATTCTTTGAATTAGGGAAATAATGCTATTTATTACTACAAAAGGTATTTTATATGAGTTTAACTGCATTATACAACGAAAAAAAGACAGCACTTGCACCTCCCGTAAATCAAGAGACTTATAATGAGTTTGTTTTTGAGATGGAGAAAAATGGCACTAACGATTTAGTAGAGAGAAATATGGTAGATCCTACCTTTAGACCTCCTACTGCTGCTAATTCATACCTTGAGACAGTCTTCCAAGACGGTCTAAACAAAAACCTGTAAATTTAACTAATTAGGTTATAGACTTAACGGTGGTGTTAAAGCCCCGAATGAAAAACGTATCTTTAATATTATAAAAAACGACGAAAAAATGGACATTTCACAGAGCATTTTAAGTGACATTACGGTATATATGAAATATGCCAAATTTAATCCCGAAGTACAGAGAAGGGAGACATGGAAAGAGTTAGTAGATAGAAACAAAGCAATGCACTTGAAGAAATTTCCGAAGTTACAGAAAGAAATTGAAAATGCTTATCAGTATGTTTACGATAGAAAAGCATTACCTTCAATGCGCTCTATGCAATTTGCAGGCAAGCCTATCGAAATCAGTCCTAACCGCATCTACAACTGTGCTTATCTTCCAATTGATGATTGGAGAGCCTTTGGAGAAACGATGTTCTTATTATTAGGCGGTACTGGGGTAGGTTATTCAGTACAGAAGCATCACGTTGAGCAATTACCTGAAATTAGAAAACCAGATCCAAAGAAAACTAGACGTTTTTTAATTGGTGATTCTATTGAAGGATGGGCTGATGCAGTTAAGGTATTGGTTCGCTCTTATTTTGAAGGCGGATCGACTCCAGCATTTGACTTTTCAGATATTAGAGCAAAGGGAGCTGCCTTAATTACTACAGGCGGTAAAGCACCTGGACCTCAACCATTAAAAGAATGTTTAATTAAGATACAAGGTATTTTAGATAGCAAAGAAAACGACAGATTAACTTCTATTGAAGTACACGATATAGTTTGCCATATTGCAGATGCAGTATTAACAGGCGGTATTAGAAGAGCTGCTTTAATTAGCCTCTTTAGTGCGGATGACGATGATATGATTTCAGCTAAGTCAGGCGCATGGTGGGAACTTAACCCACAACGCGGAAGAGCTAATAATTCAGCAGTATTACTAAGAAATAAAGTAACTGAAGAATTTTTCTTCGGCTTGTGGGACAAAATTAAGGCAAGCGGTGCTGGTGAACCTGGCATTTACTTATCTAACGATAAAGATTGGGGAACTAATCCTTGTTGTGAAATTGCTTTACGTCCTTTTCAATTCTGTAACTTATGCGAAGTAAATGTTTCAGATGTTGTAGATCAAGATGACTTAAATGCAAGAGTTAAAGCAGCTGCATTTATTGGTACCTTACAAGCATCTTATACTAGCTTTCATTACTTACGTCCAGTATGGCAAAGAACAACTGAGAAAGATGCTTTAATAGGTGTAGGAATGACAGGTATTGGTTCTGGTAAAGCTCAACAGTTAGATCTTAAACAAGCAACTAAGATTGTTAACGAAGAAAATGAGAGAGTAGCTAAATTATTAGGAATTAATAAAGCAGCTAGAACTACTACTGTAAAACCTTCAGGTACTTCTTCTCTTGCATTAGGAACATCATCTGGAATTCATGCATGGCATAATGACTTTTATATTAGAAGAATTAGAGTAGGTAAGAACGAACCTATATACACATACTTAGCAATTAATCATCCAGAGCTTATCGAAGACGAATACTTTAGACCTCATGATACAGCAGTCATCTCTGTACCACAAAAAGCTCCAGTAGGATCTATCCTAAGACATGAATCTGCTTTAGACTTACTTGAAAGAGTTAAATATGTTTATCAGAACTGGGTTAAACCAGGTCATAGATCAGGACAAAATACACATAATATCTCAGCTACAGTTTCTATTAAAGAAGACCAATGGGAAGAGGTAGGTAAGTGGATGTGGGATAATAAAAAATTCTACAACGGATTATCAGTACTTCCTTATAACGGAGGAACTTATATTCAAGCACCTTTTGAGGACTGTACAGAAGAGAAATATAATGAGATGATGCAATCTTTACATAATATCGATTTATCTAAGGTATTAGAACATGCTGATAATACCAATTTAATGGGAGAAGCTGCTTGCGCAGGTGGTGCTTGTGAAATAGGGTAAATTTATGGTAGAAGATAACCATTTTAGAAATATAGGTACACAAGAAGTACTACATTATTACTTAGAGGGAGAGCGTGTAATTTTCACACCTCTCTTCCTCTATCAAAGAGGTCAATGCTGTGGAAATGGCTGCAGACATTGCCCATATACTCCTAAAGCAAAAAAAGGAAACCAAATACTTGATGAAAAATTTGGTCATTTAAGAGAAAATACTTAATTTTATAAAAATACAGTTATGAGTACATTTCAATCAACAAAATTATACGACGGCTTTAGTACCGTCTTTCGTCAATGGGCTGCAGAAGGAACGCATTGTAGGTTCTTACATGGCTACGATATCGAGTTTAGAGTAACTTTCGAAGGAGAGTTAGACCATAGAAACTGGGTATGGGACTTTGGTGGTATGAAAAGAGCTAAGGGTAATATCGATGGTATGAATCCAAAAGCATGGATGGACTACATGTTCGACCATACTACAGTACTAGCACCAGACGATCCTGAACTAGAAATCTTCAAAGAATTAGATAAAAAAGAGGTAGTTCAGTTGAGGATACTCGAAGGTCCAGTAGGCGCTGAACAATTTGCAAAATATATTTACGGTAAAATCAACACCTTTGTACAAGAAGAAACGAAAGGTCGCGTTAAGGTTTTAAAAGTAGAATTTTTTGAGAATAAAAGAAACTCAGCAATTTATATAGGCTAATGGATAAGAAATTCGAAAAAAAACAAGAGAAGTCTCGACGTAAAATGCTTATCGAGGAGTATAGAGAAGAAAATCCTTATATTCCTACCGATGAAGAAATACAAGAGAATAATAGCTATTGGGATATAGACTACTTAGAAGAAGCTAATGCTAAAACTAATAAAGGTATTAAGTACTGGCAAGAGAGGTATGCTAATGCATCTAGCAATATGGGAAAATGGTACTGTCAAATACGAATTGATAGGTTAAGAAGTAAGCTACATCATTATGTAGATAAAAAATAAGTTATGCACGAAATTTTACATATTATAGAACATGCGTTAGGAGTATGTGGAGAAAAGCATCCGAGTATCATTTACTTGCTTAGTGAGTGGCATACCTTTAACCCTGTATTAAATTATATAAAGACATTATTCAAATAAAAACATGGAGGAAAAACTATGAAGTGTTTAAAGAGTTCTAAGACCGGAGAAATTATCCGAGTAACAAATGAAAAGGCTGAACAAGCTACTAGGGAATGGAAGTTTATACCTAAATCTGAATGGAAAGCTCAATTTAAAAAAGTAGAAACCTCTAAAACAGTAACTAATGAGTAAAATAGATCCGAAGAAGTTACTTATTACTAGTGACTTTTATACAGTACAAGGGGAAGGTATTTCATCTGGTATTCCAGCGTACTTTGTTCGCTTAGGTATTTGTAACCTAACATGTGGTATGTCTAGGAAGTTTACTAATCAATTAGAGAAAGAAAAAAAGTTAGAAGACGGAGAAATCTTTGAAGGGGATTTACATAAAGAGGGTAAAGCTACTTGGACTTGTGATTCTACTTCTCAATGGTTATGGAGAGGCGAAGATAAAGAGTTCCAATATCTAATTGATAGATGGAAAGAGGAAGGTGTATACGAAGATATTAAAAACGGTTTAGTTCATATTATTTGGACAGGTGGTGAACCAACAATTAAGGGTCATCAAGAAGCAATCGCTAATTTTCATAAGTACTGGTTATTAACTGACCCTTCAATGATAAACCTTAATGGATATAGAGTAGTAAGAGGTAAAAGTCCTGTACTAAGTTATAACTTTTATAATGAGATAGAAACTAACGGTACAAACTATATTGAAAATGATCTGTTTGATTTATTGAATCAAATTAACTGCTCACCTAAATTAGCTAACTCAGGTATGACAGCTAAGCAACGTATTGTTCCTCAAGCAATTAGTCGTATTATGGAGCATAGTAACTATCAATTTAAGTTTGTTATCAGTACTGAAGACGATGTTAAAGAGATCTTTAGAGATTTTGTAGAGCCATTTAACATACCTTTAAAGAATGTAGTCTGTATGCCAGGTTTAGATGATGCAGCTAACTTTGAAGAGCGTACTCGATTCGTAATGGAGATGGCTAAGAAGTATAGATTTAGAGGTTTAACTAGATTGCATATTGCAGCTTGGAATAAAACTTTAAATGTATAGTATGAGTACTACCGCAGAGGAGTATTATCAAGCTTTAGGTGCTGCAGCAGGCACTTTATTCTACCTAAACCGTAAAAACGAATCAGGAGAAGAGTATATTCTAGAGCCCTTACTTGTAGATACTAAGAACAAAGATTTAACTATTAAAGCATTACAGAGGGTAATGGACAATCCTAACTTCATTGGATTTCCAGGTACGAAAGAATTTGCTAATTTTGTAAATGAAGTTGTTGAAACGAATAAAAAATAATACCTTTAATTAATGACAGTTACATTTACACAAGAACATTTATACATAGTTATTATAGTAATACTTGCAGGATTACAGATATACCAGCTTAGACTTATTAAGAAGCTAGAAAAAGAGTGCGATGATATTTGGGCACAGTTAGGAACTTTAGTAGGAAATATAACAAGTCAAATACTTTCTTTACAGAAAGACCTTAACGGTAAAGAAGATAAAAAATAATTCGGTTATAGAGCTAATCGATCTACAAAATAATACGCTCTAAATTATAAATTTTAAATAAGATGGCAAAACAAGCAGTTTTATCATTATCAGGTGGGATGGATTCTTCCTCTCTTTTGTTACACCTATTAGTTAATGGCTATGAAGTAACAGCATTAGGTTTTGATTACGGTCAAAAGCATAAAGTAGAATTAGAGCGCGCAAAATCATTAGTTGAGTATATTAACAATGGTTATGATTCGGAAGCAGAAAATATAGCATACCATAAAGTAAAGTATCAGGTTATAAAGCTAGATGGATTACAGCAATTATTAACTTCAGCTTTAGTAACAGGCGGTGCAGATGTACCAGAAGGACATTACGAGCAAGATAATATGAAAGCAACTGTTGTTCCTAACCGTAATAAAATTTTCTCTTCTTTAATTCAAGCAGCAGCATTATCGATTGCTACTAAGAATATTGGAGATGATTGTACTATCGGTCAAGAGGTAGCTATTGCAATGGGTATTCATGCAGGTGATCACGCCATCTATCCTGACTGCCGTCAAGAATTTAGAGATGCAGATTTCGAAGCATTTAAAATTGGTAATTGGGATTCTGAATTAGTATCGGTTTATACTCCTTACTTAGAAGTAACTAAGTTTGAGATATTAGAAGACGGATTGAGATCATGCGAAGCATTAGGTTTAGACTTTGATGAAGTATATAAACGTACGAATACATCTTATAAACCAATTTTTATTAAGCATAACTGGTCGGACTTTGAAGGTACTTGGTATTCTGATTATAAATCAGCAGCATCAGTAGAACGTATTGAAGCATTTATTAAATTAGGACGTCCCGATCCGGTAGCATATGCTGACGAAACAGGACCTGTTAGCTGGGAATTTGCAAAGAACCAAGTAGAGAAAGTATTATCAGAATATAAAAAATAAATTATGCCTTTAATTTCACATGAAATACCGAAAGTTTTATTTAACCGTCACGATGAGGTAAGTGATTACCCTTATGTGTTAGGTCATTTATTAAGCTTAGATACAGAATATGCTGACTTTTATAAAGAAAAGCTTAAAACAGCCGATTACTCTATATTAGATAATTCAGCATTTGAATTAGGTAGATCTATACCAATGGAAGAGCTTTATGAGTTGGGTAAGGAATATAAACCTACCCATCTCGTACTTCCTGATGTAGTTAATAACTACGATCAAACTTTAAGTAATGCTAAAGAATATTTAGCGAATTATAAAGTAGAGGGACAAAAGTACATCGGCGTATGTCAAGGAGATACTTTCGAACAGATTGCAGATTGTATTGACTACTACCTAAGTGAGAGAGTAGACATTATAGCATTACCTTTCGACTTAATTGAAAAATCAGATTATGTAACAGTAAGATTTAGATTCTTAAATTGGTGGTATGCAAATAGATTCAATATGGGGATTGGATTACCTAAATTTCATTTACTAGGCTGTCAAAATCCAGTAGAGTTTATTTTAATTAATAATCTTAGTACTGCTCTTAGAGGACTTATCTATTCGTTAGATACTAGTTCTCCAGTTATTAACGGTTGGGCGGGTAATGAATTAGGACCTCATGGCTTAACTGTACCTAAACCAAAAGTTAAATTAGCAGATAATTTAGATATTAAGTTAACAGAAGAACAAATAAACCTTATTTTTAAAAATATAAAAACATTTAGAAGCTATGTCAGCAAGTAATATGTCAGAAGTGGCTGCAAAAACCCTAGGTTCAGCCAACTCATACGCAGTCTATACAGACACCTTTGATCCAAGTCAATTAAATCCTATGCCAAGAGTTTTAGCACGCGGTGATTGGGGTATTAAAGGAAATGAATTTGTAGGTTATGATACGTGGCATTGTCACGAAGCAACCTTTTTACTAAACAACGGTTTACCTATTGCAGGTACGTTAAAAATAGTATGCCCTGCTGATTCAGAATTTATGGTAGAGTCTAAATCGTTTAAGTTATATCTTAATACATTCGATATGTGTAAGATGGGGGATAAGATTGTTGAAGCTATTGAAAATTATGAGAATCAAGTAAAGAAAGATATTAGTGAGTGTATTGGTAAGGAGGTAGAGGTATCCTTCTTTAGAGAAGGTGAACAAGTGGTATTTGAGGGAGAT